GATATTATAACTTTGAATATAATGCTATGTTGGACAGTAAATATAAATTTTGTGTATCTTAAACTCTAATAAGGAGAATCTATATATGGCAACAAAACCCAAACTGAAAATAAAACGCAATGAAATAACTTGCACTAAATGCGGTATGGTTAAAACAACGAATATAAGTAACTATTTCAAAACAGAAAATTCTTTATATAATGGTTTCTTCCCGACTTGTAAGGACTGTATTTATGAAGAATATAATCTAATGCTTGAAAAAGGTCTAAATATACGGGAAGTAACAATAAAGATATGTGAATTATTAGACCGTCCGTTTATTAATGATGTCTTTTTCTCAACATATGACAAAGAAAAAGACAGTAAAAAGATTTTAGGCTTATTTTTAAAAAATTCTTCAATGCAACAATGGAAGAGGCAAGGTTTATTAAGATATAAAGATAGTATTTTTGAAACTATAACCTTAAATGAGAACATCAATAACAATTTAGATGATTCATCCGATTTATATGCTAATAAAGATGAAAAAATGTATAGCAAACTTTGGATGGGAGATTACATTAAAACAGATATCGAGTTTTTAAATAATTACTTGCGTGGTTTGCATAGTGATTTTAAAATTGTGACAGAAAATCATAAAGACTATGCCAAAAAAATAGCTAAATCTAGTCTACATATGGATAAATGTTTTCAAGATATGCTTTCTGGGATACCACAATCTGACAAAAGATACAAAGACGCTAGAGAAACATTTGACACGTTATCTAAATCTGCACAGTTTTCAGAACAAACCAGAGGTCAAAACGATATTAGTTTGGGTTGTTTTGGAGTTCTTTTTGAAAGAGTAGAACAAAAGAAGTGGGTTCCACAACATACCCCTTTGGAAAAAGATGATTATGATAAAATGATTGAATATTTTTCATCCATTAACAAGTCTATATAAGGAGACAATTATCGTGGCAGTACATTCTAATTATAGTAAAAGAGACAGAAAGTCAAAAGATGGCACATTAGACGATTTTGATAGTTCGTTGAGTCATGACCCAATGAATGAGGAAAATATAAACATTGATGAATGGGTTGAATTCATATCTTATTATCGCTATTATGTCGACGAGTTTGCAGTAGATATTTTAGGATTGAAGTTATACCCTTTTCAGCGTCTTATATTAAGAGCTATGGCTAGATATCAAAACTCAATGTTTATAGCTTGTCGAGGGTTGGGGAAAAGTTACTTAACGGCAGTATTTTTTATTTGTATTTCTATTCTTTACCCAAATATCAAGTTGGGAATTGCTAGTGGAAATGGACAGCAAGCCCGTAATGTAATTATACAAAAAATTAAAGGTGAATTGATAAAGAATGAAAATATCGCAAGGGAAATAAATTTTCCAATTAAAACAGGGTCAGATGATTGTGTTGTTAATTTCAAGAATGGTTCTGAAATTAGAGCAATAGTTTTAGCACAGAATCAAGGTGGAGATAGTGCGAGATCGTGGAGATTTTCATATATTTTGATTGATGAAGCAAAATTAGTTCAAGACAAAATCACAGAGGAAATTTTGATCCCAATGACAAAAACTAAAAGACAGGCAGCGATATATCACAATATGCCAGAAAAAGGGAAAGTTATCTTTATATCGTCTGCACACTTAAAGATTACTGACTTATATAAAAGATTTATGTATCATTATGAAAAAATGACAGAAGGTTCAAAGGATTATTATGTTTGCACTTTACCCTATCAAGTAGGAGTCCAAGCTGGTATATTTGAGGAAGATGATATATTAAAAGAATTAGACAAACCAACAATGTCAAAAGATAAGTTCGATTATGAGTATAATGCTATGTTTGTTGGTTCAAGTGGAGAAAGTTATTATCCTTACGAACTGACTAGTCCCTGTAGAAAACTTGAAAAATTTGAATCTGAACAACCCAAGAAAACTACCAACGAATATATTATAGTACATGACGTTGCAATCTCGAAATCAAAGGGTTCTGATAATGCTGCGACACATGTAATTAAATTAAAACCTAAACCAAATGGAACATATATTAAAGAAGTTGTATACAGTAAAATTCAAAATGGTATGTCTTTGCCTAAGCAAATGGAATTTTTACGAGAACTAGTTCATATCAAATTTCCTAATTGTATCAAATTAGTAATTGACGTAAGAGGAAATGGAGAACCATTGCCATCATTATTTTATGAAACTTTTGAGTATACAGACCCAAAAACTAAAGTTGTAACAGAATTCCCCCCATTGGTTTTAGAAGATGATCCAGATGGGTTATCTTTAAAGGGTGCTATACCTTTAATTAAAGGTATTACGGCAACAGTCATTAGTAATAATACAATGTATTCTTATCTTAAAGCGTGTTTTGAAGACATGTCTATAAGACTGCTATTACCTTCGGAAGAAGTTGATTCTCTTTATAAATCAGGTGAGATGACTGCGGAGGAAATGGTTAATTATATACAGACAGACATATTGATGCAAGAACTAAGCAATATCAAACAGGATGTAAGTGTTAAATCAAATAATATTATTTATGATCGAATTGTTCAAACAAAAAAAAGAGATAGAGTGACATCATTGGCCTATGGGATGTCTTTAGTATGTGAAATGGAAATGGAAAATAGAAAATCGTTGCATAAAGACGATTCTGATTTTTTCGATACTCTTTCCCAATACATAATGTTCTAAAATTAGAAAGGAGGAAACCACTTGACTAAGAAAAAATCTGAGGAAACACTCTCAGAATCGGAAACATGGGATGTCTTAGACTTCGCTAAAAGTATAGGACAAATGTATCAAGGCGTTTATACTCCCGATTTAGTAAATCAGAGACTTAAAGATATAAATATGAACCCTTTGAGTGCAACTTCAGATGCGATAAATTCAGCATTGCTCGATCCTAAAAACAATGAGCAAAATCTTATAGGATATAGTGAATTTCTTGAATTAAATAATATGATATATAAAAGAATGATTGGATATATAGGTTTAATGCCATCATTCGATTATACATTTACATGCACAAATATAAATTCGCCAGAAGATTATAAAAGTAAAGCATACCAAAAAGATTCAAATGCGGTATATAATTTTTTGGATAAATTTGATGTACGAAGAGAGTTCAAAAAAGTAATGAAACAACTTGTAAGACAAGAAACCTTCCATAGTGTTTTACGAATGGAAGGAGATAAATATGTTTTTCAAGAACTCCCACAACAATATTGTAAATTAGTTTCTCGTTCTGAATGGGGTTATTTATTTGATTTTAATATGTACTTATTTATGCAACCAGGAATGTCTTTAGATGAATATCCTCCCGTGTTTAAAAAGATGTATAAAAGAGCGTTTGGAAATACAGGCACAACAAAATATAATCCATCTGCAAGCATAGATGCTAGGACTGGAAGCTATGTTTATTGGGTACAAACATCAATGAAGGATGATTTTTGGGCATGGAAACTATCACCTGAAATTGCTACAGAAGTTCCATATCTATCTCCTCTTTTTAGTGATATTGTTTTGGCTCCTATGGTCAGACAATTACAGACAAATAAATGGATGATTAGTGCTCAAAAAATTGCAGTAGGATTAATTCCAATGCTCAAAGATAATAAGAGTGGAAATATTAAAGACATGCTGAGTATCAGTCCTGAAACTCTTGGAAAATTTATGGGTCTATTGAAAAATGCCATTGGAGATGTAATTAGATTTGGTGCTGCACCATTTGAAAGCATTCAAACATTAGATTTCTCAACATCTGGCGAAAATATATTAGAAGAATATAATAAAAACATGTCTGCTTCTTCTGGAATGAATTCTAGGTTGCTCTACGGGGTTGATAAACCTAATGCTATTGAAACGCAAGCATCAATTGACGTTGATGAATTTATTAATCTTCAGGTATATCATCAGTTTAATTTATTTATGGATTACTATTTAAATAAATTGACAAAGAAATTTAAGTTTAAATTTAAATTTGAAGGTAGCGAGTTCTCTGTAAATAAAGCTAAAAGACTTGAGAATGTAACTTCACTTTTACAGTATGGAATTGTTTTACCTCAAAAAATTGCATCTGCTTTAAATATGGATGTTGCAGATTTTTATAGACAGCTTGAAGAGTCTAAAGCAATGGGTTTTGTAGATAAATTAACTCCTATCATTATGGGTTCTCAACTGAGTGGTAAGGACAATGGCAGACCACAAACAAACAATCCAACAGATTCTACACTTGCTACTAGGGAAGGTGGATCGAATATAGAAAAAGGAGGGTCGATATGATTGAACGTGAAAAGCGTTGGAACTTAAAATCAGACCCTCTTTTTTCTAAAATAAAAGATACTTTTAATAGAAGGTGGTGATTCGCAATGTTTGTCATTAACCCATCCTCTCTTTCTAATGTATTTCAAACCAATTCAAAAATTGTTAAGAATTATTTAATTAAAAATAATATTCCACTATTGTCACATGATGAGGGTGGTTTTTATTTTAGCCAAACAGATAGACTTAAACAAATTATATCAAGTTCACCTTTTTGGATTAAGATCTTGTGCAGAGAGGAGGTGAAAAATTGAATAAGTTATCATTCGCAATAAGTAAGTTTGATTTAATGGAAGTATCAAATAGTGAACTTATGAAAGTTCGGCTATGGATAGTATCAGAAGGTGATAATCAGCATCAAAAACCCATTCCTTGGCAAGCGATTGAAAAGGCAAGACCAACTTTAGTTGGAAAACCAATAGTGGCGAAATATGATAGATATAACAAAGATCTAATGTCGCATGAGTTGGACGAAGTTGCAGTTGGTGTAGTTTTATCTGATAGTGATATCTTTTATGCAACAGATGAAGATGGTAAAAGGTGGCTCTGTGCTGATGGGATTATATGGTGTAGATATGCAAAAGACGTTGCTTTCGTTTTAGATAGGGATCAAATTAAAAATTTAAGTATGGAAATTATTGTTTTAGAAACAGGAGAAGACAATTCTATTGAGTTATTTTCTTTTAGTGGAATTACTTTGATTGGAACTACTCCTGCAATCCCCAATGCTAGAGTTGAGGTTTTATCTTTTTCTGCCGTAGTGGAAGAAGTTAAGAAACTAATGAATTTTGATTCTAATTCACCTCAGTATAAAATCCCAGACATTGTAAAACAAAATGCAGAAAAGGGAATTGCCCTCAAAGCAAAAAATCCTAAGGGTGCTACTGTAGTAAATATTTCAATTGCAAACCAATTAATAAATAACGAATTTGCAAGTTTAGACTTACTACATAACATAGTTAAATTTTCAGAGAAATCAAAAACTGAAACAGCACAATATCTAATGGGTGGTTTTGAGTCTTTGGAATGGGCTGAAAATATAACAAGTCCACAAATAGAAGAGTTTAAAGAAGTACAAAAGGAGGATGATAAAGTGCCTACGGAAGAAATCGAAAAATGTGCAGAGATGCCTACAGAAGAAATGTCTTCAGATCAAAATACAGAAGCAGTTGCTCAAGCAGAAAATGCTGATGATCAAGCAGAAGCTGATAAAGAAACAGTTGAAGAAGAAATGGCAGAAGTTATTGTAATCGAAGTGGTTATACCTGAAACGGAATCTGAAGAAGTGACAGAAGATGATGTTGTTGTAGCAGATGACTATCAAGCCATGTTTGCAGAAATGGCAACAAAATGTTCTGCATTAGAAGCGCAAATGTCTGAGATGACTACAAAAATGAGTACATCAGATGAGCAGATGGCAGTTTATATGGCTGAAAATGAACAACTTAAAAAGTTTAAAGCAGACGTTGAAGAAAAACAAATGATGTCTGTGATTGAATATACATTTTCAGAAGTCATTGAATCTATGCCAAAAGATAAAATGGAAGAATTACGTGAAGATGCAAAAAACTTCTCTACAGAAAATATTAATATTTGGGTCAATAAAGTCAAAGCAGAAGCGTTTAGTTTTTCAAAGGGACAATTAAATAATGATGGAATAACTAGAATTGGTCTTCCTTTTGTAAATACTAAAAAAGAATCTAATAGTTTATGGGATAAAATTTAATCCAGATTAATTTGGGTTATTAAATAAAAATAAAAAGAAATGAGGCACATAATAATGGCAAATGCAATTTTAATCCAAAGTGCAGTTATGGCTGCAAATATTGATACTTTAAACCGTAGTGTTATTTCAGCAACAGACAATATTCAAAATGGTAACGTATTTAATCTAGTCGGACAATCTGCAACAGCAGGGCAAGCAGAGGTATGGAATATCGTTCAACCCGCTACAGCTGCATTGAAACTATCTCTTAAATTACTTGCTACAACTTATATTTCTATCGCTGATGGTAGCATTGGAACCCAACGTGTAACTGCTTATAAATTCGAGGTAGCAGAAGCTTCTGGTGGACTTTGGATGGCTTATGAACCTGAAATTGTAACTATTGTTACTGCAAGTGGTAAGAAATTCAGAGGAATTGATGCAGATGTTCGTGACTTTGTAAACATTGCTGGAACTCCTTTTAGTGCATTCAAACCACAACTTGGCGATGTTCTTACTATCTCTGTTGATGGGATCACAGGAGTTATTGGCGCGAACACTTTCGCAGTAGCTACAAATGCTCAATATGCCCTTGCTTTCGCAGCAGTCGCAAACTAATTATAAATAAAAAATAAGGAGGAAATAATAATATGAAAATTCCAGCTAATGTAATGGCTTTCTCGCAAGGAAAGACCGAAGTTTATGAGGCATTCAGGGACTATTTTAACCACTATAAATCAATTAATGGGAATACAGCAATGCAATTTGACAATACTATTTCTTTTGATGAAAAAAATACCAAAATGCACAAAGCATTACTAGGTGAGATTTCCCGTGTATCTGGCCTTGGTAATATGAATGAATTTAAACCTGAAGTATGGGCTAGTCATCCTACATATAATTGGGCTACATTCGCAGTTATTGATGCAATGATCGACATGATTTTACCAGAGACATTAGTCGATTCAATGGGAATTTACAGTGATATTCGTACTGGTGGGTATTCTGACTCGTTCAAGTTTACAGTAAAACCTCGTGATTTATTTGTTGTTTCTGTTGCAGGCCACGGAAAAAGAACTCCTGAAATTCATAAACAATTTGATGGTGTTGTAACTGCTATTCCAGTTGAGCATGATATAGCTGTTCAAGTTAGTTTATATCGCGTTCTTTCAGGTGAAGAAAACCTTGCAGAATTCGCTCTTAAAGCTGTTCGTTCTATTGAAACTCAAATGACCGTAGACGCTTATAACGCATTTAACACGGCTATGGGGAATCTTTCTACTGGAGCTGGAAACTTGAGAGTTGCTGGATATACCCAAACTGCTGCTGTGAATCTTGCACAAGCTGTAACAGCATACAATATGGGGTCTAAGGCTGTTTTCTTGGGTACGCAAGTAGCGCTCAGTGCTCTGCTTCCCTCAAACTCAAACTTCAGATATACCCTTGATTCGGATTATGTCAAGATGGGATATGTCCAAACTGCATTCGGATATGATGCTTTGGTTCTTCCACAGGTCGCTGATTGGGCTAACCCATTCAACCTGCTCCTCGATAACACTAGAATCTATGTAATCAGCCCTTCTAGCCAAAAAATTGTTAAAATGTGTCTAGAAGGAAGCACAACCGCAGTAACAAGTGGTGTTTATGACAATGCAAACCTTACCCAAACTACTACTCTTAAAAAGAGTTTTGTTGCAGTAGTCGCCACAAATGCTATCGCAGGAGTAATTACCCTCCCATAAATTCTATTGTGTAAATATAATATTGTAGTTTAGAAGGGGTAGTTTTCTACTTCCTTCTAAACCTTTATGTCAAAAGGAGAATTAATTTAATGGCAAGAGCAAAGAAAGTAACAGAAGTAATTCCAGCTACGGAACAACCAAAAGCTAAATCATATGAAGATTTAGAATCTGAGTTAAATGAACTTAGAGATTTAGTAAAATCTTTGGTTGCTTCTAAACAAATGGAAGCAACCAAAGAAAAAGTTATTATACCTAAACTAAAATCCCAACCTATACAAGAAGAATATACAGAAGTAAGTCCGAACAAAAGAGTAAAAGTAATTTCTCTTTTTGATGGAGTATTAGTCTTAACTACTGGCCAATATGGTCAGGGTAAACCATATGCATTTAGTAAATATGGAGAAACAAAAAATATAATCTACTCTGATTTATCTGAGATTCTTCATTATCAAATTAGATTTGCCGAAATTGGTTTATTCTATATTTGTGA